TCCTGAAGACGCCAGCCCCAAGGGCCAGTTCATTGACCTACTGGAACGCTATTGCACCGGCAAGGCACAAGCCAAGCATCTTGACGAGATCCTCCTTGGCAAACCATTCCATGATCGTGACGACAATCGGCACCTGTTCCGCTTAGCTGACTTTATCAACTTCCTTGACAAGCAGAAGTTCAAGGAGTTTAAGCTAAATCAGATCAGCTCCGCCATCCGCGATTACGGTGGAGAGACGCACACCTTTAAGTTGAATGGCAAGCGAGCAACTGTCTGGTCTGTGCCCGCCTTCTCCTTCCAGGACAAGGGCCATCAGACTCCGGACTTTAGCAATGGCAGCCTTATCTAAACCTAACATTATTCTTGGACCACCTGGAACCGGCAAGACAACGACGCTGATGAACATCGTCGAGTCTTTGCTGGAGAAGGGCGTCAAGCCTGATGAGATTGGTTTCATCAGCTTCACCAAGAAGGCTACGACAGAAGCCAGGGATAAGGCCAGGGCCCGCTTTGGATTCTCAGTGGAGCAGATGCCATTCTTTCGCACGATCCACAGCCTTGCATTCAGGCAGCTAGGACTCAGCCGGCAGCAGGTCATGCAGCATAGCCACTACCAAGAACTTTGCGATGAGTTAGGCGTTGAGATCACGGGCCGCCAGACCGGTGAGGACGGTACGTTGGTTGGCATGGCTCAGGGCGATAAGCTGCGTTTTGTTGAAGGCATGGCCAGGATCCGGTGCGTGCCACTCAAGCAGCAGTGGGAAGACTTAAATGACGATGACCTCGGGTGGTTTGAACTGGAACAGTTTGGGAAGTCGCTGAAAGAGTACAAGGACAACCAAGGCCTGATCGACTACACGGATATGCTTGAATTGATGCGGTCAGAAGGCTTCGTACCTAAGTTAAAAGCCCTGCTGGTGGATGAAGCACAAGACCTATCCAAGCTACAGTGGATGGTTGTTGAACGAATGATGGAGAAAGCGGATGAGACTTATATTGCTGGAGACGATGATCAAGCAATCTTTCGATGGGCAGGAGCTGACATCGATCATTTTATATCCTTGGCTGGGAATGTGCGCGTACTTGACCAGTCCTACAGAATACCGGCGGTTGTGCACGACCTCAGCTTTGAAATTATTAAATCGGTCACTCGGCGGCGTGAAAAGACGTTCAAACCTGCTGCGCATCTGGGATCGATAACTTACCATAACGACATAGAGCACGTTGACATGGGCCAAGGAACATGGCTCTTGCTTGCTAGGAATGTCTATATGCTCAAGGAATTGGTTGACTTATGCCATCGTGAGGGCTACGCCTACGAGTGTCAAGGAATGAGCCCTCGTAAGTCCGAGGCATTGCTTGCCATAAGGTCCTGGGAGAAGCTTCGCAAGGGTGAGTTCATTCAAGCCGATCAGTTGAAGCTGGTCTACTCACACATGTCAAAGCGGATGGTCGATCACGGTCACCTGTCCTTGAAGACACTGACAGAAGACATGGTCAACTTGGACGTGCTGCAGGCGAAGTACGGGCTGCAGACCAAGGCCATTTGGCACGTGGCCCTTGACCGCATCAGCGACGAGGAGAAGGAGTATTTCCTGGCCGCATTAAGACAAGGCGAATCTTTAAGTGGCGACCCCCGCATCACCATCAGCACAATACATGGCAGCAAGGGTGGCGAGGCGGACAACGTGCTACTGATCACGGACCTTAGCCCCAAGACCTACGACGGCTACCAAGAGAATCAAGACGACGAGCTTCGCGTGTTCTACGTGGCAGCCACAAGGACCAAGAAGAATCTACACATCATCACACCACGAACCCAAAGGTACTTTGACCTATGATTGACTACAAATACAAGACCAAGCCTTTCGAGCATCAAGACAAGGACTTCCTGCTCAGCAGGGACATGGACGAATACGCCTTGTTTTGGGAGATGGGGCTGGGCAAGTCCAAGACCACGGTCGACACGGCTGCGTGGCTATATGCCACAGGCAAGATCAACGCCGTGTTCATCTTGGGCAACAAGGGTTCATACAGGAACTGGGTAACCAAGGAGCTGCCTGAACACATGCCTGACTATATCGATTGGGTCGGTACGTATTGGGACTCGGCAGCAAGCACCGAACTCAAGAAGAGCTACGACCTGCTGCTGACGCCCATGGAGCCTCTAAAGATCTTTGTCATGAACATCGAGGCCTTGGCCTTTGACCGCAGCTTCAAGACCGCAGAATCTTTTGTCAACTGCCACCGGACCCTGATGGTGATTGATGAATCCACAACCATCAAGAACAGGGATGCCAAGCGCACTAAGGCTGCTTTTAAGATAGGCAGGAAGGCGGACTACCGACGGATCCTGACAGGGTCTCCGGTGACCAATAACCCGTTGGACCTGTTCAGCCAGGCCTGGTTCCTTAATCCGCATCTGCTAGGCTTCACCAGCTTCTACACGTTCCGTGCAAAGTACGCGGAGATGGTCAAGATCACGGCAGGCAATAGGGCGTTTACCAAGGTCAAGGGCTTCAAGAACCTTGATGAGCTTACTAAGTCAATTCAGACATGGTCATCACGCCGCACCAAGCTAGAGTGCTTGGACCTGCCTGAGAAGATCTACCAATACTACGAGGTGGAACTTACGGACGAGCAGAAGAAGCATTACAAGAGCCTGAAGGAACGGGCCATGGCCGAATTGGATGGCCAGCTGGTCTCGGCTCCCATCGTACTTACCAAGCTGCTTCGGCTTCACCAGCTGGTGTGCGGTCACCTCACTACGGACGATGGTACAGTCATCCCCATTGAGAATAACAGGATGAAGGCGCTCATGGAGGTGCTTGACGAGGCTTCCGGCAAGGTCATCATCTGGGCCAACTACCGATCAGACATCAAGGACATCGAAGCAAGGCTGCAGGAAGAGTTTGGCAAGAAGGCGATCGTGTCTTACTACGGAGACACGTCTAATGAGGATCGGCAGGAAGCCGTCCGCCGCTTTCAGACAGACCCTGATTGCACGTACTTCGTGGGAAACCCTCAGACAGGCGGCTTTGGCATTACGCTGACGGCAGCAACCAACGTGGTCTACTACAGCAACAGCTACAACCTGGAGCACCGGCTGCAGTCAGAGGATCGGGCGCATAGGATTGGCCAGAAGAATACAGTGACCTACGTGGATTTGATCTGCCGGAAGTCCGTTGACGAGAAGATCGTCAAGGCCTTACGTGAGAAGAAGATGCTCTCGTCGCAGGTGCTAGGCGACGAGTGGAAAGAATGGCTAAGTTAGGCTTCTTTGATGCGCAGGAAGAAGGACATGAACACGTCGTTGTCCATGGTCCGCAGCGCGCTGCCAGGGAAGAACTGGTCAGGCCAGCCTTGCTCCTTGTCTTGCAAGATATAGAGGCGCATGTTGTTGTCATACTCCAGCGACATGCCATTCTCTTGGGCGATCTTTTTAGCGACTGTTACTCTCATGTGGAAATTCCTTTTAATGCAAGCATTCTACTACGTAGTGCAGCAGTGCGAGCAATTAAATACTAGTACATGTCCCAGTAGATATTTTGCAAATAATGCGCGCAGTGCGTAGTTTCACGCTAGAATGCAACCAAGCACAGCATTCCGCAGTGCTAAGAAAGAAGAAAGGTTTATCATGAACATCTACATCAAGCTCATCATTAAGACCATCGGCTGCAGCGAACCACGCGCCATGGAAATCTTCGACGAACTTTGCTCCATGGACATTCGCTTGGGCGCGTCTAGTACTGCGAAGATTGTTCGCGCTATCAAAGAAGCCAATATCAACTCTGGCTGCCGCTAAGGAGAACAGCATGGACTTCATCACAGTTCGCATCGCCAGCAACTATGGCGCAAAAGCAGTCTACCCAGTCTGCGAGACTGCTCAGATCTTTGCCAATCTCGTTGGCACTAAGACTCTCACACCTACTACCATCAACGCGATCAAGTCCCTTGGCTACAAGATCGTTGTGCAGCAAGAGGAAATTTGATTATGAAGCTAAATCTAAACACCATTGACAACACCAACATTGCGTCAATCGATACCGAAAATTCTGGCGGTGGAAATATGCTTGACTTCATCACGCTGCGCAACGGCCAAGTGCTTGTCGTCAGCGACGAGTACGTTGGGCTCTACGCTTCTAAGGATGCGTTCTACGCTACCGAAGACCAGATCAACGGCTTTTACTTGAAGGATGCATCATGAGAATAGTTTGGACCAAAGAAGAAAAGCGCGCGCTTCACGAGTGCATGGTCGACATGTGCTACTCCAAGCCGTACATTATCCCCAGCAAAGTCTTGCTGCGTAATGCCCAAGAGGAGGTCATACCCTACGAGCGCCGGTCTGTTATTAGCGACCAGCGCATCTTTAACTACAAGACTATGATTGCGTCTGCGCGAGCCAAGGCGGAAGAACATCGCAAGAAGGCTGCCAAGTCGCTGCCTGCGCCTACCGTAGAGCCTCTGCCGTTGCCTGAGCCGCCGGCCAAGAAGCTAGACACGCTTGGCGAAGTCTTTGAGCTGTTCATTGACGCCCTCGCTGACCGGATCCTTGCAAAGATAGCAGCAAGGCAGCAGTTTGAGGAGCAAGAGCTTGCGTCTGACAAGCCATCTGTCATGCTAGAAAAAGGTTGGCTAGATGCACACCTAGAAAAGCTTACGATACGCAGCAGGGAGGTCAAGGTCAAGCGGCCAACCTCGTTGATCGTCGGACTCAACGGACATCAGATGGAATGCGTGAAGCAATCGAGACCGGAGATTGACTTTACCTTCGTGACAGCGGAGCAGGCGGTAAGCATGCAGGCATTCAACAAGGAGCACACTATCCTTATGACCAAGTTCATCAACCATTCGGTCCAAAGTAAGTATCGCAAGCACCCTAACCTGCACTATTGCAATGGCGGTATCAGCGACTTGAAGCATCTGCTACAGATTATCTTTCACAAGGAGACAGTATGAAGTACTTAAAGGCGATTGGAATGTGGCTGCTGCAAGCCACCATTGGCATGATCATGTTGGGCTTCATGGTGCTCATGCTCTTGGAATGGTCAGCCGGTTGCGGCGAGACTTACGTAGACTCTAGGGGGATCAGGCACCACAACGAATGCCTGTTCATTGACCGATGATTGACAAGTTCATTGACTGGTGGTTTAGTGGCCGCTGCCTCAAGCATCCAATGGTTGTGGCGGCAATCTTTTACCTGATCGGATACGCAGAAGGGAAGGCAACACTATGAACGCATTTCAACACGGCGTTATAAACGGGCTGGGCTGGGTGGTTGTCATGGCTGACGGCTGGATACTTCACACCCATTGGCTGGCATTGTGGGGATTGGGACTAATTGTCTACAGCCTGTGGAATATCGGCAAAGACTTGAAATGACTACATACTGCGCGCATTGCCTAAAAGAATGCTGTACCATAACCATTGACGAAGGCATTGGCCAATACGAGTACTGGGGAGCAACGGGAGTTGACATCAGGCTTGTGGAGGTCAGTGACTGCTGCGAGGCAGACCTACTTGACAAACTACCTGAGGAGGATGAGGAATGAACAACACACCAGCATTTCCGGTTTTGATTGTTGACCGACCAAAAGAACTAATCCAATACAACGGCATGACCCTGCGTGATTACTTTGCAGCCAAGGCTATGCAAACATTTTTGCTAAACGAACGTGCGTCTATGCAAGATGACGCAATAGACGCATACAAAATGGCAGACGCAATGATGAAAGCGAGGGAAGCATGAATCAAGAACTAATTGACATGGCTAGACAGGCTGGCATTACGATGAGCAGTCAATATGGCGCTCAATGGGAAGCAAACACAGAAGACCTTGAAGCCTTTGCCGCCTTAGTAGCAGAAGCCGAGCGTGAGAAGGTTGCAAAACAATGGGAGCAATGGCATGGGTTCGACAAGCACACCGTTGCAGCATTTATTCGAGCAGGAGGAGTAACAAAATGAAACGATTTACGCGAGATGACACTGAGCATGGTCAAGAGTATTACTTAGCATCCGATGTTGATAAAGTCTGGGCACAGCCAGTACAAGAGCCTTGGTGCATGAAGATGAATCGCTGCACGACAAAGTGTGAAGACTGCCCTGATGAACCAGTACAAGAGCCTGTGGGTGTCTTTTGCGAGGATGATGATATTGGTTATGTTCGCCTAATTCCTCACCAGCAAATGAAGTTGAAGGCATGGGACAAGCTCTACACCACCCCACAACAACGCCCTTGGGTTGGGCTGACGAATGAGGAGGCTGAAGATATTTGGGAAGATCATCAATTTAATGACAGGCCATCGGAAGTCAGCTTTGCAAACCGAATGAACCTAATACAAGCCATCGAAGCTAAATTAAAGGAGAAGAACACATGAAACAGTGGATTAAGCGTGTCCTGGGCTCACTAGGGGGTCTTCAGGTCAACAAGGAATTAAATCCTGTCGATGACTATGTCCTGGTTAATAAGAGGGATCTAGATGGTCTTCTGGCAGAACTTCAGGAACTGCGCGGTTTAGGCCTGTCGACCGACGCCAGGGACCTAGACTTGCTGCTGGGGGATATGAAGGCGGAGAACAAGGCTTTGCGGGCCTTGGTAGACTCTCACAACATTGCATCTAGTCCAGCTGGATTGAGATAGGTTTACAATGAACTGCCGGGAAAACGCAGTTGCCGGTTGAGAAGTTTTAAGGGGGCCTAACCGCCCCCTTTTTTTATTCCTCGCGGTCACGCACCTTGCAGCCAAGGTCGATAGGATCTGTCTTCAAGTAGTCGAAGATGGCCTTGCGACGTTTCTCGGATTTGGGAGTTCCGCAGTTAGGACAGCCATGTCCGCATACGGAACAATAGTTCATGGGGTTCTCGAAAGCTTTGACTACGCGCTTTTTGTGTTCTTCGCGGCAATGTTCGATCCACTTGGTCCTCCAGCCCTTAATTGCGATTAGCTCGTCGACTCTGTCTAAAACTTGCTGAGTTACCCTGCGACCTTTAACGGCATTAAAAAATGTGCCTCGACTTAGGTCAAGACCATCTGCTGCCTCGTTATCGTACAGTCGACTGATGTTTGGATGGCCTGAGCCATATTCGCTGGCCCAAACAATAATCTTGATCGTATCTAAGTCAAGAGGAGATGTTGCTTCAAGTGGTCTGCCCATGATGTTTTCTTCTTTCTAAGTGAATAAGAGTTAAATTATACAGCATTCTATACAAGTAAGACTATGTTTTAGGAGCCAAAAAGACCAAAAACGCTATAGAGGATATTTTTAGGCTAAACAAAGAGGATCAATACAACCTTTTAGCAGACACGGAGATCTTATGATTTGAAGAAACGAACGAACGAGTCAATAATAATTAGTTTAGTGTATTGATCCAACTAGTTTAGCCTAAAAAAACACTCTATAGCGTTTTTGAAAGGGCCTATGTACGCGATCCCGCACTCCGTATTAGAATAACAAGAAGAAAATATAAGGAGTATTGGCTATGGCTTTCAAGAAGGGTGAAAAGACTCCCGGCGCTGGTCGACCTAAAGGCAGCGTCAACAAGCGCAACGTTGAGCGCCAAGAGATCTTCGACAAGATCGTTGAAAAGCACGGAGATCCTCTCGAGGCATTGGCAGAGATGGCTTTCGATCCTAACCACGACCTGTTGGTCCGCAAGGATTGCATGAAGGAACTGGTTCAATACGGTCACGCCAAGAAGAAGTCTATTGAGATCACCGGACCCGATGGCGGACCCATTGAAGCAAGGCTCGAGCTTGTTGGGCAGATCACCGACCTTATTGGCAAACTAAACGCTGGCGGCAAATGATCCTATCCAAGGCCGAGTTAACGACCATCCAGTCAAACCTCGCGACCCTGGATCTAGCAGACCTGGCGCACATAGCCTGGAAGCTGAAGTGGAAAGCCACGGCTCGTGAGCAGCAGATGACGCCGACAGGTGATTGGGGCATTTGGCTGATCTTGGCTGGTCGTGGCTTCGGTAAGACAAGGACAGGAGCAGAGGACATTGGCAACTATGCTGCCGACAACCCTGGCGTGCGTTGTGGCGTCATCGCGCCAACCTCAGGTGACATTAGAGGCGTCTGCTTTGAAGGCGACTCAGGCATCATGAACG